ACGGCCTCACCCAACTCCAGTGCGCCTACATCGTCGGCGTCACTCGCCGCGCCTGGATCGGGTACGAAACCAAAGACCAGGCCATTCCCCTCGGTCTGTGGTGGCTGTTCCTGCTGCGCACCCAGGAGATCAACGAAAGCCACCTGCTCCCCATCCCACCCCGGCAACGCGCCGGCGCAATGGTCCATCTCAGGCCCGCTTAGCGGGCTTTTTCACAACCCCAGCTCCATCTGATCTTTCCCCTCCAGCTCCCTCAGCCTTGCCTGCATCCGGGTCATCTGCTGGCGCATCGCCGCAACCATTGCAGACATCTCATGCCCGGTTTCAATCGCGGCAAATTCAACCGCCGTCCCGGCCTGGAGTGACGCCAGGGTGCGATCCTCGCGGGGGGTGAGCGTCAGCACCTCATCACCAATTTCGATCTTCACCAGGCCATCGGGCAGGATCGATTTCGAGATTGGCCGGGCCGGTGGGTGCTGGACCGCCGGGACAAATACCCCTCGGCTTTTCCGGATCAACTCGCCGTCATCCACCAGAGTGGCCAGCCTGTCATCGATGATCGTGAGCTTCAGCCCGGTAACCACCTGCAGCACCTCCCGGGTAACCATCTGCTCCCGGTTGTGGAGGTCCTGGACGGCATCAAAAATTTGCTGCTTTGTCGTGCGCTGGATTGCTGCCATCAGAACTCCTCCCTATCCCACCCGCCGCCGTCCTTTTTGGCCTTGGGCCGCACGGCCAGGAAGCGGAACGGATACATGTCTGCGGCAATCTTGATCTTTGCCCGCGCGTCGTCCTGCCAGAAACCTTTCACCTCGTGCAGCTCCATCTGCCCGTTCGCGAGCATCACGGCGAAGTCGGGGGTGTAGAAGGTGTTGTCGGCCAAGCGCAGCTTCACGCCCTCAAACTTGAACCAAGCCACGATGCCGAGGTGCTGCCACTCTTTCAGCAGCGCCTCGTAGGCCTGCTCGGTCTTGTTCAACGTGCCGGCTTTTAAGCGCCCCAGCGCCTGCAATCCGGCTTTTTTGGCAGCTCCGCCCGCCCTGGCCTGCTTAATCGCGCCAGCGGCCCGATTTTCGGCCTCTGCGTCGATTTCTAGCTGCTTCACTCGATCCACTTTCCGTACTCCCCGCGATTTCCTGCGTTCCACTGCCGCTCCGCCTCTGCTTTCAGCGATTCGTAACCTGGGCTCCTGCGCATGGCGTCGATGGCCTCGGCGTTGCGCTCGACTCGCCAGCGGATGAGTTGGCGGACGAGGCAGCGGCGCATGTGCTCGGGCTGGGTCATGCCGGGGTTCAGCGCCACGCTCACGCAGCCGACTCCAGCTTCGGCCGGCATGCCCGCTTGCCGCCCTCATCGGTCCAGGTCTCGTCCATCGCATCGGAAGCCAGCGACACCTGGGCCATCATCAGCCGCTCTCCGGCCAGGTAGCGGGCGCGGAGTTTGTGTGCCCAAGCCTTGTGGTCGACCTTCGGCGCCAGCACTTGACGGGCCATCGCCTCGGCCTCGGCCTGCCGCGCAGCGATCACGGACGGTGGCACATCGGGCGCAGGTAGCGCCTTCACCTCCTGCTTGGGGCAGCTGGTCCGGCAGAGCTCCACAAACTCGGGCAGCGTCGGCGGGTGCTTGGGCAGCGTGTCCAGCACCCGGCGGATCGCGTCCGGGCGCTCCCGGAAGCCGGCCAGCTTCTCGGCCCACATGTCCATGGCGTTCTGCAGCCCCACGTCGTCGCCGTTGGTGTCCGCCTGGCCGCTGCGCCACATGTCCAAAAACCGCGTCCCGTAGTTGCCCTGCAGCTCAGCGAAGAGCTTTCGCACCCAGCCCAGCGGTAGGGGTTGGCGTAACGTCGATTGTCCTGCGCTCATGTCCATCGTCTTGTCCTGCGGGTCCGGGGTTGAAGATCGCCTTTGCTGCTGCCGCTCTTCCCTCCGAGAGGGTGCGGGGCTGTCCGGGGGATGCCCGGGCGTTTGCCCTTCCGGGTGGCGCATGTCCGCCGCGGAGCTTCTGTGCCTTGAGGTTCGTCAGCAGCTTGTGGTCCCACTGGTGCTGGCTCATCGCGGCGCCTTGGCCAATCCAGTAGCTACGGAATTCGGCGACGGCCTCGGCTGTGGGGGCAGGCGCTCCGGCTTGTCGGGCCAGGGTCGGGAAGTGGTCGGATGGCTCCCAGGACAGGTCCATCGGGAATTCGCCGTCACGCGCGGTAGGAGGTGATGGAGATATCTCCTCTCCTCTACTCTCATCTACTCTGGCCGTTGCGTGCGTTGCATCGCGTTGCGCGTCGTTGCACTGCGTTGCATATCGTTGCGTTTCGGCTTCTGATTGGGCTTTTCGGCGCTGCCGGTGCAGTCGGGAGCGTTCAGTGCTGGAAAGCGCGCCAGTCTCCGGATTACCAGAATCTTCCCGAATGGGCTGGCGGCGATCCCAGCCGGACAGGCGCATGTCTTCGCCGATGAGGCCTTTTGCCGCCATGGCCTGGAGGATGCGCAGAGTCAGTCCCTCTTCGTCACCAAGACGGAAATCAAAGGACTCTGCATCGAAGCCTGAAACGTCCCCTCGGTCGTCGGCCTGGCTAGCTTCCTCGAGGAGGGCCAGCCATACGGTCATCACGTCGCCAAAGCGCGCGCCGGACTTCCGTTCGACCCACAGGAATTTGTTGTCGGAGACGGTGCCGTGCCAGAGGCGTAGCCAGTCAGCCATGGGCCGGCCTCCATTCAGTCTTTGATCCTTTCGATCGATTGCAGCGACGACAGCAGAGCACCAAGTTCTCAGCCGTTGTTTTGCCGCCCTCTGCCTCCGGGGTGATGTGATCCATCTCAAGACCTGAAAAGGCCACCCAGCCTAGTTTCTGACGGCGAACCGCATACCAGTAAATTCCGCCAACGAAGTCGCAGTACGCGCACTTCACGTCGACGGATTCACCGGGCTTACATCCATGCCGAAGTGCGATTTCTCGCCTCACGCTGGACGGGATTGGGGCCTTTCTTCTGATGGTGCGGATGCGGGCCATTGCTTACCGCACCCCCCACCAAGCCAGCCAAACCCGCACCGGCCACATCCACACCCGGAGCAGCTCCAGGCACAACGCCGGCCGCTCCGAATGCGCCACGCGCCAGGCCTGCAGGTTGATGATCTGGGCGGTCATGATCAGGCCGCCTGTTCAAGTTCGAGCGCATCGAACAGCGACGGCATCGACACCTCCCGCTCCGCAGAACGCAGGTACTGCACCCCATCGAAGAAGTAAGCCGTGTTCAGCTCAGACGCCTTTCCAATGCGGCCCTTGAGGATGGCGCGATACGGAACCGTCATCAGCCCGCCGAACGGGTCATAGACCGTTTCTCCGAGGTTGCTGTAGCGCTCGATCAGCCGATCAACGATGTCGAACTGCAGCGGGCAGACGTGGTTCTGCAAACCTCTCTGCGACTGCGAACCATTGAGAGTCAGCATGCGGTTTATGTCGTGCCAGACGGCCGGATCATGGCTGCCTGGCGCCAGGCTCATGAACGTGGAGGGCAGCGCGCCGCGGGCTTCGAGTTCCTGCCCGATCCGGACGTGAAACTCGTAGTCGTAGACGTCGGCGAGGCTGTAGGCCGTGAAGGCCTTCGCCAGCTTGTCAGGCCCCATCCCCGCCAGATCCTCAGCTGTCAGCTGTCGATTGCCGGATGAGCGCCAGAATGCGTGCGCATCGACTTGCCAGCGCGCCCGCGTGTAATCGTCCTTGGTCTTCGTCACCGGCAGATCTGCATAGCCACGGCTCCGGTCGGTCTGAGGCTTTCGGAACAGCAGCACGTACTCCGGTGAGCCAACGCCCATCTTCGTCCCGTCCTTGCACTGCTCCGACCAGCCAAGTCGGTACGTCTGGTTGTTTTCCCGAACCACGTCAGTGACGATGGTGATCATTCCCATGTAGTCGAAGCCGTGCTTGCGGGCGTGCATGATCGCTTCGCAATGGAACGGGCTCACCGTTGGCGCACCGGCCCCGGTCACGTTGCCAAACAAGATGCGGTCCTTGACGTGGCAGCAGTACAGGCGGCCAGGCTGCAGGATGCGCAGCAACTGTGGGGTCAGAAAGTCCATCTGCTCCCAGAAGTGGTCGTTGCTCTCGGTATGACCAAAGTCGTTGTAGCTGGGGGTGTATTCGTAATGGTTCGCGAACGGGATCGAGGTCACGATCAGTCCCACGCTGCTTTCGGGCTGCAGCCGGGCCTCCATCACGCAATCATTGTTTGCCACCGCGAACAGATCGCCCTTCACCTCCAAGCGCTCTACGCCAATCGTGCGGGCCAGAACCTCGGCCATGCCCATCTCGTTGAGGCCATATTCCTTGATGATTGCGCTCATGTTTTCCACCATCCTTTCGTGTGCAACCCACTTCTCTTGCAGCGTCTTCACGATCTCCCGCTCCGCCTCGGAATGGATGATGTGAATCTCGACCTCCCGCGTTTGCAGGAAGCGGTAGATGCGATGCACCGCCTGGATGAAGTCGTTGAAGCTGTAGTTGATGCCCAGGAATACCGCCTTGTGGCAGTGCCGCTGAAAGTTGCAGCCGCTGCCGGCGATCTCGGGCTTGGTGCTCAGGTACCGGAACTTTCCGTTCGAGAAATCCACGATGGCCTGTTCTCGCTCGTCGAGGTCTTGTGCGCCCCACACGCTCACCGCCTCCGGGATGGCGCGCTTGATAGCGTGGCGCTCGTCCTCCAGGTGATGCCAGATCAGGTAGTGGCTATCCGGATCGTTATCGAGGATGGTTTCCAGGCACTCGATGCGCGCCGGCAGGCTGTCGCGCTTCTCGCTGGCCGCTTCTTTCAGGCCAATAGCTGCATCACGGAAAAGCAGCCCTTGCCCATCCTTCTCCGCGCCTGCTGTCGCGTGATCAGAAATCACCTCGTGGTACTGGACGGACATCGGCGGCAGCGCATACCCCTCATCCGAAAACCCAAGATCGGACGGCGCCTGAAGGAAGATCGCCCACGAGTTGAGCCATAGCCAGAATTCCCGCTCCTTGTGCGGGTAGAGCGTCAGGTTGTTGGCCTTGGTGCTGTCGCGCTGGAAGAAGCGCGTAAGGGCCTGGCCAGTGTCCATAATCCCCAGAAATCCGGCGTAGTGGATCAGCTCCTTGTAGCGGTTCGGGCTGGGCGTGGCCGTGGCCACAAACTTGAAGCGCACCCGCGAGAACAGCGGCAGGAACTCTTGATAGGTCTTCGATCCGTAAGAGCGCAGCACCGAGGCTTCGTCAAGGCTGGTCACGGTGAAAACGTTCGGGTCCAGCCGGCCGTCGCGGATGCTCTCGTAGTTGGTCAGGTGAATGCCGTCAAAGTCGACGTCCACCTCTTCGGTGCGCCGAATAAACCGCGTCGCTATTCCCAGCATCTCGCCGTCGCGCCTGAACTCCTGCCGAACACCAAGCGGACACACGATCAGCCCAGGACCTCCGGCCTTCGCCATCACGATGCGCACAATTTCCAGCTGCTGCACGCTCTTCCCAAGGCCGAAGCGCTCGAAAAGCGCCCGGTTCCCGCCTCGTACAGCCCACTTCACGCAGGCGCGCTGATGGAGCTTCAAGATGGGGTTGATCTCAGAATCGTCGATCTCAAAGCCGCCGAAGCTGGCCAGCTTGATTTTTCGGCGCAGGAAGGCGAGGTAATCAGCGTTTTCGTTCATACCCTCACCCACTTCGCCTTAGCCTTGACGCCCACATTCCGGGCCTCCCCCATCTTCTCCATCAGCCGCAAAATCCGGCACACCGAGCTGCGCGCGACATTCGCGGCGTCGGCAATTTCAATGGTCAGCATCGGACGGCTGGCCGTCGCCAGAACACCGACAATTCGCGCCTTCGCCGGGGTGCAGTAAAACGCCCAGTCGCGGACGCTGATTCCCTCGGGGCGGTCGTCGTCGATCTGTTCGTTGTTTGGGGCGTGTGCCCGGATGTAGGCCTGGGCGGCTTGGTATGCGCTCTGAAAGCTGCCCGAAAACGTAGTGGTGCCGCGGTCGGCGAGGTGGACGTGAATCATTTATTTCCCCTTGCGCGGATGGCAGCAGCGTATTGCTCGCCAATTTTTGCTTCTGAATCCCAGTCGGAGATGAACTCATCACAAGGCGTAAGCGTTGGATTTTCTTGCCACACCTGAAGATTTTCGTTCAATGCGTCGCGCTCTCTTTCACACACCTTCGCGCAAGCCTCGCGCTCCTCGGCCCGGGCCTGCTCCACCAAGCGCGCAGCCGCCTTACTGACGCGCGGGTCTATGGCGATTTCGCTCTCGAACGCCAGCAGGTCTTGAACGGCCTTCAGCGGGTCGTTTGCGTGCTCGGCGGTGAGGATGTGCGCAATGATGAGTTGGTCGATTACGGAGGCCTTCCATGCTCCATCGGCGTCGGGCTGGGGTTCGGCCATCGCGGCTTCGGCGCGGGCGATGGCGGCCATAGCCTTAGACACTGAATGCTCCGGCATCACATCCGCCAGCAGCTTCATGCACACAGCACGGGCTTCGGCTTCAGAGTCGAATTGCTCGAACCACAGCGACCCCTCATAAGTCGAGTACGCGGACCACTTGAAATCGGGATACCAGCCGGGCCACACGACGCATTCAAACCCATCCATCCTCAATTCGGAGCGACGATGGCAGTGCAGGTTTGAGAACTCGTAGGATGGGCTGAAAAGAACGGTGCCGTCGAAATCAACGGCATGCGAATCATGAAGCCAGTGGCTGTCGATCAGGTCGCGCAGCGCCTTCAGCAGATCCTTCGTCACGTCGTTCATTTGGAGCCCCCGAAAGTCTTTGTCAGTTGGGTGACGCGATGGGGCGTCGTCTGAACTGGACAGTGCGGCTTCGGCGCGGGCGATGGCGGATCGGGCAGCGTAGCTTATGTTCATGTAC